TACGGCCATGAACATACCCGAGTTCGAATCGAACTTCGCATACGCATCGGGCAGTTTTACCCGCCTGACAGCCGCCTTGAGAATCTTCACCATGGCGGGACTATGCGTCTGAGCGAAAAGAATGTCGAAACCCATCTTGCGAGCCGCGTAGAAGCACTCGATGAGATTGTTGATGTAGTTCGGTGCCGTGTCGGCGTTGAAACTCATCACGAAGCCCGCCCGCTTGGGCAGCGCCTTGATGGCGAACATCGTGTTCCCCTGACGCAGCCGGATGAGGCTCGGGTCTTGGAACATCTTGATCATCACGGTGTACTGCAACCGCTCTGGCGTCATCCCGACCTTCTTGGCCGCCTGCTCGTACTGCTTCAGGCCCTCTTTGAATTCGTGCGATGCAACGATGAAGATGTCGTTGGGCACGAGCATTCGCTGGTTTGAATCGACGACATGGATATTCATGCGGCCACCTCGTAGCGCTTGTCGTCAAACCAATTCGGATGGAACCGGGGGATGTAGATTGCCAGCATGGGGATCAAGACCTTTTTTGTCATCCACCAGCCCCAGTCGATCAATTCAAGCCACTGGCGCGGCTTTTTCCAATCGACACTCTCCAAGACCTTGGTGGTTATAAAGCGGAGTACATAGGCTTGATTTTGCCTTGCTATGGCCCTCAAGTCTGTATCCGAATACCCCAACTCGCGCCAGATGTCGATGGCCAGATCCTTGTGCCCGATCTCTTCGCGGGCGTGCCATTGGAACAGCCGATGGTCGCGCTCGGTTTGGCCCGGGAACCGGTCGAGGTACATCCGGCCCATGCACACCGCCAAGTGCTCGATGGACACCATCGTGCCCAGCCAGACCTTGTGGCCGGGCTTTCTGTGGATAACTCGGGTCTTCTTCAGTTCCTCGGACTCGGCCTCAACCAGCCCATACCGGCGGTTGTAGGACTCGTGCGCGTTGGCGTGGGAGATTTCCTCCCTCACGAAGGCGTCAATTCGGGCCGCCAAGGCGTCAGAAACGCTCGGACGATGGTGGGTAGCCACCGCAGCAAACGCACGCTCCCAAGCGGGGAAAAGCACGCTCACGGCGTGCCCATACTGAACCCAGACCATCGGATCTTTGCTCATAGCGGGATCCTCGGGTTCATTGCGCCCAGCAGGGCGGCGGCCCAGTCCTGCCAGTCATCGTACTGGGCGGGGTTCGGCACGGCCTCGTTGGTGAAGACATCGATGGCCAGCAGGCCCTGCCCCCACTGCTGCCAGTCGGTGTCGGTCGTGGGGATGGAGAGTTGCTGCGCGGCGTACTGCTCGCACATCAGACAGGCCCACGACTCGAAGGTGTGGTACCGGGGGTCGTAGACGAATGCGTTGCTAGTAGCCACGGACATCTCCGATATCCGCGCTGATGATGATCTTGCCGGTCTGGTAGTCGCCTCCGACCACATTCGAACGGAACTGAAGGCGCAACTCGCGCCGCTGCTCCTTCATGTCGATCTTGTTCGTGTTGCCGTCAAACACATACGGGTCTGAGGGCGCATCCTGCGACTGCGCGTAGGGTCGGCCGGTGACGATCAACTCCATCTCGCCGTGCATCAGGAAGTCCGGCTCGACGCGCTCCACGCGCAGCCAGCGGTTGGCACCTTCCATAGCAGGCTGAGACGGCCCGCCAGTAACCCAGCCGAGGTCGTTGGTCTCGAAGTAGGACTCAATGGCCTCCACATTTTGGCCATCAATTGCGTCCACGCCGATCTCGTGCTGATAGACCTGAATTCGGTTGGGCGGCAGCGAGAAGGTCAAGAGAACCGAGCCAGTGCCCGTGGCAGCGGCGGACATCTCAATGGCCTGAGCGTACAAAGCCGTCACCGGCACGGAAAAACCGGCTCCCGCGCCGCCCAAATAGGTGTTGCTGGCGCTCAAAACATCACCAACCTGATACCCAGCGCCGCGGGCAGTGACCGTGACCGTGGCCACAGCGCCGCCAACCACCGCAATGGTGGCCTCAGCGTTCGCGCCGTTGCCGCCGGTCAGCGGGACATCGGTGTACACCCCGTTGGTGTAGCCAGATCCGCCGGTGATTGCGCCCAGCGTCTTGATGTTCGAACTGGTGATGGCCACCACCGTGGTGCTTGCGGGAATGTTCGAGCCGGAGACGACCTGATTGATGGCCACCTGCGTGTTGTAGGTGTCGAGGTACAGGAAGTTGCTGCCGGTCACCTCGTTGAAGGTGTCAGTGAAGACAACCTCATCAGGCAGAGTGACCCAAGACGCTTCAATTGGGTACGCAAACACCTGCGAGAAGTACCCGGCAGAGCGGCGAGCGCCAAGCGCCTGACCGGCGTCGTACCAGATCTGCTCGCGGACATTGAAGACGATGGCGTCCGTGCATTCGGTTGCATCACCGCGGGGGTAGAACCACCAGATCTCACCGTAGCGAGGCACCTTCGTTGCCCAGACCTTCTGACGCTGAACATAGTTCAGGTTGTCGAAGAAGTAGTTTTGGTTCATGTCGTTCGGGATCTCCTTGACCGTACCGTTGTACAGCAGGAAGCGATCCGTGCCGATCCAGTAGTAGATGCCGTCGTACTCGATGGCGCACTGGGATGACATGATGGAGGTCTGCGACGAGATGATGTCGTAGCGCCAGTACTGAGGAGGAGTTCCGGTGCCACCGATGTAGGAGACCCGAATCAGGCTGTCCACGCTCCAGAAGAGGCCAGAGGGCGCGTTTGAACCCCCGCGCACAGGCAGACCTTGGACGATCTTGCCGGTGGCCACATTGACCTCGTTGGCGTCCGCAGAGACCCAGTCCGTCGGGTCACCAGCAGAGCAGTTCTTGATCAGACCCGCGTTGCCGTACACGAACACATACGGGTGCAGCGAGACCACGCCGCCAGACACCGAGATGTTGTTGTTGAAGGTGTAGGTCTGCACGCCCAGCACGGTCGTGGCGTTGGACAGAACCACAGAGGTCGTGGAGACAGAGACAACGGTCGTGTTCGCTGGCACGCCGGTGCCGGTCACGGTCTGGCCTGCGCCGACGCGGACATCCGCGGCTGCCAGCGTGATCGTCGTGGTGTTGTTCGAGGTCGCCGACAGCGAGAAGACCCCAATCTGGCTCATCGTGGTGCCGGTGATGTCACCGATCAGCACCGGGGTATTGTTGTCCTCGTCAATGGCCACGAGGTTCTGCCCGGGGTGCGCCAGCAGGTTGTTGATCTCGCCGGTGACCGAATAGAAGCCGTCGAACTGCCACAGGTTCAGAGCAGAGGCAGTGAAGTTGTTCAGCGTGAAATTGGCCACACCCGAGCCGACGCCGTTGTCGTCGATGGTGAGAACCTGAAGCCCGCTGGAGTACCCCGAGAAGATCGAGGTGAAGTTGTTCTTGGCGTTGACCCAGATGCCCCGGGAAGGCCCGAGCAACTGGTCAGAGATCACTCGGTAGCCGAGCATCTTGCGCGGCCGTCCGCGCTGAAACCTTACCCACCGACCGTCGTTGTAGAACAACTTGTCGAAGAGCGTGCCATCCCGCTGGATGCCAGCCTTGGTGTCAAGCGCGAAGACCTTTGCCGTCATCAGAATGCCCCGCCAGAAACACCCCCAGTGAAGGTGCCGGTACCCGTGATCAGAAGACCTGTGGCGCTGAGTCTAAACCGTTGCGTGGCCAAGACGGCAATCGCAAACTCACCCGAACCAGCGCGGTAGATACCCGTGGAGGTCTCAGAGGCAAAGTTCAGAGAGGGCGCACCGACGGTTCCATCCACCAGCGAGACATTCACCGCACCGGCGGCAATCGTCGAGGCGTTGAGCAAGTTCACTGAATCGCATAGCAGAATCACCTGCTGGCCCGCGGGAACGGTCGCCGTGGCCCCGCCAGCAGCGGTGGTCGTGAAGGTGATCTGGAACCCCGCCCCGGTGCCGTCGGTCTGGTTCGTGATGTAGTAGACCTGAATGGTCTGGGGCAGTTCCACGGTCACATTGCCAGAGAGCGTGCCGGTGTACTTCTGCACCACATTGGCAGCCTCAGAAGCCGTCAGGGTGTAGGTGCCGCCGGTGACCGCCTTGGTCAACTGCGTAAAGTTGAATTGGGTCGAGCGGCCAAGGCCCACCGTGAAGAAGGCAGCACCCGAGCAGACGATGAAGGCTGAGTCAGCGGGCTGCAAGGCAATACTGGCCGCGCCGTTGATCAGGCCCGAGGCAGGAGACACCGTAAGGGTGCCGGTTCCAGAGTTGCGAACCATCAGGAACCAGTCGTTGCCCAGCGTAGTGGCAGCCGTCAGCGTCAGGGTTCCCGAGCCGCTCGTCCAGACATAGGTCGAAGCCCGGTCGGAATCCAACGCGGTGTAGTTCGACGAGAAGGTCTGAACCGTGTGAGATTGGTTCAGCGTGGTCGTCAGGGCCTTCAGGCCGTACCCGGCAAGGCTCGCAGCGTCCGCGGTCGAGGAACCCACACCAAAGGCGATCACGCCCCATGTACCGGCAGCGGTGCTGTTGGTGGTGATGTAGATGTACTTCGCCTCGCCTGCGGCCACAGAGACGATGGTGTTGCCGTCGTAGTCCGCGACCGTGAAGGTGTTAGCCCCGACATTTCGGATCAGGGCATCTTGGCCCACCGAGGTCTGGTTGGCCGGAGGCATCTCCAGCCGCAGGCTCCCGGCCGTAGCCGTGACATTCATGATCCGGGCGGCATAGTCGTTCGTCGCGGATCCGTTGATGGGCCACTGAAGTTGGGTATTGGCGGACAGCGTGATAGCGCGAAACGAAACATCGGTCGGCTGGATCACATTGCCGGTAAATGGCGATATGAAACTCATGAATCCCTCACAACGGTTTGACGGTCACCGACCCGGGCGACATCCTCGGTCTTGAGGACTTCCATGATCTGCGTGTACTGGGCCTGCCACATCGTCATGCGCTCATCGTTCTTGAGGAACGGCATGGCCTGAAGCAGGGAGCCATACAGCATGGCCTGCGGCGCGTACTCGGTGAACCAATTGGACTGGTTGGACGAATCCAAAGGCTGCACGCGCTCGTAATACAAAACCTCGAAGGTGTAGGCGGCAGCCGGTGTCGGGGCGACCAGCCAGTGGGTGTAGTCGTAGTCGCAGTAGAACTTCGGCACATCCTCTTCGGCCGCCTCTGGCCAGTACTCACGCAGGTACTCGTACTTGCGAAGCAGCACCGGGGTCTTCACGCCGCCGACCGTGACATTCATCGAGACGGTCTTGCGCCAGCGGGCAGGCTTGTCGATTACCGGCTCGCCTTGAACCATGGTGGACTCGACCACAGTCAGGTTGCCGAGGAACTTCAGTTCAGCCGCAATCACCTGCTCCGCGAGCATGATGAACTGCGGAATCTTCTCGATGGTCGCTTGGTCAGTTCGTTCGAGATAGGTCTCGATGTCATTGACCAGCGAGTCGTAGGTCATTACGGCTGCTGCTGGCATCACCACACCTTTTTCTTGATCGATTCGGGCTGCGGGACAAACTGCTTGCCCTCTCGCATTCCTTCTCGTTTGGCTCGCGTGGTTGCCGCGTATTCAGAAGGGGTTAACTTCTCTCGTGCCTTTTTCGGCAGGTATCGCTCGCCTGTTGCTTCAGATCCTTGGGTGGACGGCTTTCCAGACTTCGTGCCCCAGTCC